ATCGGCGACACCAAGGAGAAGGGCCTTGAGTTCGTCGGCTACTGCGCCAAGTTCGCGCGTGTCATCGCCAGAGCCCAGAACACCGGCATCAGCGGGATCGAGGAGTTCCTGTTCGAGGACCAGGAGGACAACGGCCGCAGCCGCCAGATCACCGCGTACCGCATCCGCTTCGCGAGCGGCTTCCAGATCACGGCGCTCTCCTCCCGGCCCGCCAATATCCGCGGCCTCCAGGGGCTGGTCATCATCGACGAGGCCGCCTTCCACCCGGACGTCCAGGGCGTGCTCGATGCCGCCACGGCGCTTCTCATCTGGGGTGGACGCATCGTCGTGATCAGCAGCCACAACGGCCGCAACAACCCGTTCCACCAGTTCGTGACCGATATCGAGAACGGCCGCTACGGCGCGAATGCAGCGGTCTTCACCTGCACGTTCGACGATGCGGTTGCCAACGGCCTCTACGAGCGCAGCTGCTGGCTGCGCGGCGAGCAGCCGACCGCGGCGGCGAAGGCCGAGTGGTACGACGACATCCGTGCCGCCTACGGCCCGCGCAAGGCCGCGATGCGGGAAGAGCTGGACGCGATCCCGCGCGACGGCAACGGCGTGCTGCTGCCGGGCGTGTGGATCGAGGAGGCCATGCGCGAGGAGCGCACGGTGCTGCGCCTGGTGCTGGACGACGACTTCATCAAGAAGCACCCCGACGAGCGCACGGCGTGGCTCGACGCCTGGATTGCCGCCGAGTTGGACCCGCTACTGGATGCGTTGAACACGGCCTACCGGCACGTGATGGGCTTCGACTTCGCGCGTCACCGCCACTTCTCCACCCTCGTGCCGATCGCGATCGAGCCGACGCTGCGCCGCTCGGTCCCGTTCGTGGTCGAGATGCACAAGGTGCCAACGCGTCAGCAGCAGGATCTGCTCTGGCACATCAACCGCCGCCTGCCTCGCTGGTCGGGGGAAGCGATCGATGCGACGGGGAGCGGCGAAACCATCGCGGAGTACACGGCGGACCAGTTCGGCTCGCGCGTGCACCAGGTAAAGCTGAACCGCGCCTGGTACGGGCTCTGGATGCCGAAGATGGTGCAGGGCTTCGAAGACCGGCAGATCGATATCCCGCGCGATGCGGCGCTGGCCGATGATCTGCGCGCGGTCGAGAACGTGGACGGTATCCCGCAGGTCGTGAAGGAAACGCGCGACATCAAGGACGCGGATCTCCATCGCCACGGCGATTTCGCGGTGGCGCTGTGCCTCGCGTGGTTCGCGAGCCTGAACCTGGTCGCGGAGTTCGCCTGGCAGGCCGCGCCCGGCAAGCACGCTGACGACAGCGACGACGCCGGCATGCGCGGCGCCTGGTAACACTGAGAGGGAGAACACTCCGTGGCTACGCTGATCGATATCTACGGCAATCCGTTGCGCCGCGAGGTGTTGTCCGAGCCCCAGAGCGAGCGGGCGCACGTCGCGCACCTGCGCCGGGAGTTCGCCGATCACCCAAGCCGCAACCTCACGCCGCTGAAGCTCTCCCGCATCCTCGAGACCGCGGAGCACGGTAACCTGCAGGGCCAGTCCGAGCTGTTCATGGACATGGAGGAGCGGGACGCGCATCTGTTCGCGGAAGTCAGCAAGCGCAAACGCGTGCTCGCAGCCATCCCGTGGCGGATCGAGCCGCCGCGCGACGCATCGCGCGGAGAGAAGAAAGACGTCGCGTGGCTCACCGAGGCGGTCACCGGTCTCGAGGGCTGGGAGGAGCTGCTGCTCGATCTGGTCGACGGGATCGGCCACGGCTTCGCGGCGGTCGAGATCGAGTGGGCGCGCAGCGGTCCCGAGTGGCTGGCGCGCACGTTCCGGCATTTCCCGCAGACCGGGTTCCTGCTGCCGCACGACAACCAGGACGAGCTCCGCCTGCGCACGCTGCAATCGCCCACGGGCGAGGCGCTGCTGCCCTTCGGCTGGTTGATGCACCGCCCGAAGGCGCGCAGCGGTTACGTCGCGCGTACGGGGCTCTTCCGGGTGCTCGCGTGGCCGTACCTGTTCAAGCACTACGCCACGCGCGATCTCGCGGAGCTGCTGGAGATCTATGGGCTGCCGATTCGCCTCGGCAAGTACCCGCCGGGCAGCGCCGCGGCGGAGAAGACCTCGCTCTTGCGCGCGGTGACGGAGCTCGGCCACAGCGCCGCGGGGATCATCCCCGAGGGCATGGCGATCGAATTCCAGAAAGCAGCCGAGGGGAGCGAGGCGCCGTTCCTGGCGATGATGCGCCAGTGCGACGACGCGATCAGCAAGGCGGTGCTGGGCGGCACGCTCACCTCACAAACCAGCGAGTCCGGCGGCGGCGCGATGGCGCTCGGCAACGTGCACAACGAAGTGAGACAGGATCTCAAGGCCGCGGACGCGCGCCAGCTTGCCGGCACGCTCTCACGCGATCTGCTGTGGCCGTTGCTGGTGCTGAACCGCTCGGGCTACGACGATCCGAGTCGCGCGCCGCGCCTCATCTTCGACACCCGCGATCCCGCGGAGGTCGCGCAGACCGCGCGGAACATCGAGGCCGCGGTCAAGCTCGGGATTGACGTGCCGCTCGAATGGGCGCGCGAGCAGCTGAGCATCCCGGCACCGCAGGGCGGTGAGGCGGTGATCGGCGGCGGTGTGGCCGAGCCGAATCCGGTGCAGGGCACCGCCGCACTGGCCGCGCAGATCGGGCACCCGGGCGCGGCGTTCCCGGACCAGGTCGCGGTGGACGCGCTGGTCGATGCACTGCCCGATGAGCGCCTGCAGCAGCAGGCCGAGCAACTGCTCGCCCCGCTCCTCGAGGCGCTGCACCAGGGGGGCGATGAAGCGCAGCTCCTGGAGCACTTGAGCGAGGCGCTGCCGGGCCTGCACAGCGACGAGTTGCAGGAGGCGCTCGAGCGGATGTTCTTTGCACTCGATGTGTGGGCTCGCCTGCACGCCGAGCACGAGCGGGGCATTGCCTGATGCCGGGCGCGCCGGCCCCTGCGGATCTCCGCGCGATCTTCGGTCGAGAACCCGAAGAAGCCATCGCCTACCTGCGCCGCAAGGGCTACGCCATCACCTGGAACTGGCACGACGTGCAGGCCGCGGCGCACGCGCGCAGCTTCACCGTGGCGAAGATGACGAGCCTCGATTTGCTGAAGGACACGCGCGCGGGGCTGATCGACAACTTCCGTGCCGGCAAGACGGCGGAGGATTTCATCCAGGACCTGCAGCCGCTGCTCGAGGCCAAGGGCTGGTGGGGCAAGCAGATCATCGTGGACGGCCAGGGCGGCGCGGAGGTGGCGCAGCTCGGCTCGCCGCCGCGCCTGCGCACGATTTACCAGACCAACGCGCAGTCGGCGTTCATGGGCGCGCGCTACAAGGCGCTGCGCGCCGCGGCTGCCACGCACCCCTACTGGCAGTACATCGCGGTGATGGATGCCAGCACGCGCCCGAGCCACGCCGCGCTGAACGGCAAGGTCTACCGCTACGATGATCCGGTGTGGGATTTCATCTTCCCGCCGAATGATTACAACTGCCGCTGCCGTGTGGTCGGGCTGACCGAGCACGCGGTGCAGACGCGCAAGCTCACGGTTTCCTCGAGCGCCGGTCGCCTGCACCAGGTGATCGTGGACATGGGCGTGGACAAGCGCACGGGCGAGGTGCAGCAGGCCTCCATCGCGGAGCTGGAAACCACGGATCAATTCGGCAAACCGATCCGCTTCCGGTCCGCCGCCGGATTCAGCGGCGGGCCGGCCCAGTCGCACCTGCTGGACGAGCTGCTGTTGCAGAAGGCGACCGCCGCGCTTGGTCAGGATGAGGCACTGGACGCGGTGCGCCAGGTGCTGCTGTCGGATGCGCGCATGCAGGCCTGGGAGGCATTCGTCGAGCAGCACTACCGCGCGTTCGCGGATGGTCTGCCGGCAGCGGATACGATGGCTGGGCAGACGATCGCGTTCGGCGTGATGCGGCCGCAGGACATCGCCTTTGCCGCTCAGCAAGGCGTGGAGATGCGCTCGGGCGTCATGGCGATCCAGAGCGAACTGCTGGGCGGCACCAAGGCGCTGCGACATACCGTGCAACAGGGCAACGCGCTCTCGCGCGAGGAATGGCTCGCGCTACCGCGCAATGCGGCCGCCCCGGAACTGGTGCTGTGGGACAACCGGAAGCAGAACTTCCTGTACGTCTATGGCTCGCGCGACGGGATGCGCACGAAAATCGTCGTCGAGCGCGGCCGCGGTGACGGCCTCGAGGCGACGGAAACGGTGTTCAAGGTGCCAACGATCAACATCGACGCGGGCATCGACGACGGTACTTACGTGGTCGTGCCGTGATTCGCGCAAGAAAAAGGTGGGTGGGCGGCGCCGGATTCGAACCGGATAATGCGGACCCCGCCACATCGGGCCACCGCAACCATACCTATCGGAAACTACCGCCCGGAACCAGTATATGAGCGACCGCATCGAAATCAAGATCGACGATGAGCAGGTCCGCACGGCGCTCCAGCAGGCCGCCACCGTGCTGCAAGACCTGACACCGGTGATGGCGGGCATCAGCGCGGAGCTGCTGTCCCAGGTCGAGTATGCCTTCGCGCAGGAAGGCCCCGGCTGGCAGAAGCTCAAGCCGTCGACGATCCGCCGCCGCACGGCGAAGAAAAAATGGCCTGGCAAGGTTCTGCAGGTGAGCAATGCGCTGGCACGCTCGTATCTGCCCTTCCACAGCCGCACGGAGGCGGGCATCGGAAGCAATCTCACGTATGCGGCCATCCACCACTTTGGCGGCAAGATCCAGCGCAAGGGCAAGGCGGGCACGGCGCGGCTGCGCACCGATGCCAAGGGCAACCTGCTGCGCCAAGGCGCGGCCGGCCGCCTCGCCAAGCTCTCGGTGTTCGCGAAGAAGAGTCACAAGCGCGCCGTCGAGCGCAGCTACCAGGGCAAGGACTACACGATCTCGATGCCGGCGCGTCCGGCACTGCCCGTGGACGCCCAGCGCAACCTCACCCCCACCGCCCTCGACGCCGTGCTTCGCGTGGTCCAGACCGCACTCGGCAACGCGCTGATGGGCTGACCGCCTGAGAGGCCCTACAAGGCCTCTGCAACCCCCACCCGCCATTCCCGGTCACCCGCGGCGTCCAAACCCCCTTTTGAACGTTTTTAAACACGGTTCCGGGCATTCTCGCGCGCGCGGGTGAGTCGCGATCGACGCGACGGGCTGAAATCGTCCGCGACTCGGCGCAAAGCGCTTTGGCAGACTCGCCGCCGCTGAGGCCTGACAGTGCGCCCCATGACACGCACAGCCGCCCTTTCCATCGCCGCCGCCACCACGCTGTTCCCGCTGGGAGCACCGGGTGCCGACGGGCGCCTGCTGATCCAGGTCACGCCGGATGGCGAGTTCCGCGCAAGCGACGGGCGCCCGACGGACGTGCCGACGTGGCGGATGAATGCCGCCAACGCGCAACGGGTCATCGCCGCACACGCCCAGCGCAAGACGCCGACGGTGATCGATTACGAACACCAGACGCTCTACAAGGAGAAAAACGGCGTGCCGGCGGTGGCTGCGGCCTGGTTCGAACGCTTCGAGTACCGCCCCGGTGAAGGCCTTTTCGCATGGGTCGCGCTGACCGCGCGCGCCGTCGAGCTGATCGCCGCGAAGGAGATGCGGTTCTTCAGCCCTGTCTTCGCCTACGACGACGCCGGCAACGTGAGCGACGTGATGCTGGGCGCGCTCACGAACACGCCCGGCCTCGATGGCATGCGCGATCTGGCAGCCGCCGCCAGCGCCCGATTCACCCCTGCTCTCTATGAGGATCCTGCAATGGACAAGACCCTGCTCGCCGCGCTCCGCACCCTGCTCGCCCTGGCCGACACCGCCACAGACGAGGACGTGATCGCCGCCGTCACCGCGCTGAAGACCGAGAAGGATTCGGCGGACACGAAGATTGCCGCGCTCGCCAAGCAAGTCGGCGCCGCGCCGGATCCGGCCAAGTTCGTGCCGATCGACGCGTTCAACCAGCTACAGACACAGGTTGCCGCGCTCAGCAAGCAGCAGCGCGACCAGGCCGTTGCGGCCCTGGTGAAGGAAGCCGAGGGCGAGCTCGACGGCAAGGTCCGAATCACCGCAGCCACCCAGGCCTGGTTCACCGGCTTCGCCGAGAAGGACCTCGATGGCGCCCGCACCTGGCTGAAGGACGCGCCGGTGATCGCGGCGCTCAACCGCCAGCAGACCGATGGCCTCACGCGGCCCGCGGCCGGGCATCGTGACGAGAACGGCCTCACCGCAGACGAGCTGGCGGTCTGCACCGCCACCGGCATCGCGCCGAAGGCCTTCGCCGCCGCGAAGGCCTGATCTCCCGCTTCGCTCACCCGTACACGCAAGGAGTTTTCCATGACTGCAACCACCGAAGGCCGCAACACGCCCCGGCGCACCGGCGACAAGCTGAGTGTCGTCGTCCACGCCGACGCCGTGCTCTACGCGGGCACCCTCGTGACGCTGCTCGCCGCGAGCGGCAAGGCCGTGGCGGGTGGCACCGCCTCCGCTGGCCCGGTGGTCGGTGTCGCCACTGAGACCATCACCGGTGACGGCAGCACGGCCACGGAGCTCGAGCGCGGCATCTTCCAGTTCGCGAATTCCGCTTCCGGAGACCTGATCGCCAAGGCCGACATCGGTGCGACCTGCTACGTGGTCGACAACCAGACCGTGGCCAAGACCGACAACAGCGCGGCGCGCAAGGCCGCGGGCAAGATCCTCGACGTGGACGCCGGCGGCGTCTGGGTCGCGATCGGCTGATTCCCTTCA